AAACTTTGGAATTTCTACACGAAAATCCAAATTATTTTCCCGTTTTCGACCCTTCTAACCATGAAGGTCCGGATACCGAAGAGTACTTCCAATTAGAGATTAAGCAAAATGACGATGTATTTATTTCAAGAGTGTTTCCCGCACATATTTATCACCCTAAGGTGAGATATTCTGTGGACATCAGACCAATCTTAAGAAGAGTACTCGGTGGACTTAGTGAAACCTTCTCTTCTAACGATATAACAACAAAATATTTGAATTACGAACTATTAAAAAATTAAAGTACTATGAGTGAGATGACCTTCGGTAAATTAGGATTCCAATTCCAACAAACATTAATAAAATCAATAATTGAAGACCCAAAATATGGTGAACAGATTATAGAGGTTTTAGAAAGTAAGTACTTTGATAATAATTCTTTCAAATATATTGTAACACACATAAAGGAATACACCGAAACCTATAGGTCCATTCCTAATTACGTGACCCTTAAACAAAAAATCGCAGAAGAGAATTCAAACAACCCACTTGCAGGTAGACTTCATGCAGATACACTACAAAACATTCAAGACGCTCAGGATCCTGTGGTTGGACCAACATATGTTAAAGACAAGTCACTTAATTTCTGTAAACAACAGGACCTAAAAAAAACTCTAAAAAAGGTTAATGAAATCATTGAAAAGGGTGACTTCGAATCATATGATAAAATCACAGAAATGATTGAAGAGTCTCTACAGGTTGGGACATCTGATGACGATATTATTGACATTTTTGATGATGTGGACTTTGCGTTAGACTTAGATCCAAGAGTACCTATCCCAACAGGTATTGATGGTTTAGACGATCTATTAGAGGGTGGTCTCGGTAAGGGTGAGTTAGGTATGATTTTGGCACCAACAGGTGTGGGTAAATCTACTATCTTATCTAAGTTCGCAAATAGTGCGGCCAACACAGGACACAATGTTGTTCAGATATTTTTTGAGGATACAACACAACAGATCAGACAAAAGCACATTACTGTTTGGTCAGAGATGAGTGCTAAAGAACAAGTCAAAACTGAAGAAAATAAGGCAATGGCCCTTGAACGATACAAAGAGGCGATTAATCGTGAGACCTTCGGTAACATCAAATTCATAAAAATGCAAAACGGTAACACTACCGTTGGTGACGTTAAAAGAAAACTTTTGAAGTTACAATCACAAGGTTATAAGATAGATATGGTGGTCTTAGATTATGTTGATTGTTTAATTGCTGAAAGAGGTAGAGGATTTGATGAAGAATGGAAAGGTGAAGGTGGTATTATCAGACAATTAGATGCCATGTGTACCGATTTTGACTTCGCATTTTGGACCGCATCTCAAGGTAATAGAGGTTCAATATCGGCGGACATCGTAAATATAGATGATATGGGTGGATCGATTAAGAAAGCACAAACTGCACATATTATCCTTTCAATAGCAAAGACTCTCGAACAAAAAGAAGGTAAGAGAGCGAACCTAACCTTAGTTAAATCAAGAATAGGTAGAGATGGTGTAACATTTAATAATTGTCTCTTCGATAATGAGATGATGAAATTTGATGTAACAGAACAGGATACACTGTTAGGTCACCAACTCAAGAAACAAGAAAGTGGTTTGAAGAGGGCTGCGGAAGTTTACAAAAAATCACAAGGTTTAGAATAATTAACAATTAAAATTTATAAGATGACAGAAAAGATTTTACAAGAAAATCCGGGACGTTTTGTCCTTTTTCCTATCGAACACCATGACATATGGAAGTTCTATAAACAACAAGAAGCATCCTTTTGGACTGCGGAAGAAATTGACTTAAACCAAGACGTAAGTGATTGGGCGAACAAGTTAAACGACGATGAAAAACATTTCGTTAAACACGTATTGGCCTTCTTTGCTGCGTCAGATGGTATTGTTAATGAGAATCTCGCAGAAAACTTCGTTAATGAAGTTCAATACACCGAGGCAAAGTTCTTTTATGGATTCCAAATTGCAATGGAAAACATCCACAGCGAAACATACTCGTTATTGATCGACACATATATTAAGGATACTGATGAACAAAATAGGTTATTTAATGCAATAGAGACGATCCCCGCAATTGAGAAGAAGGCTAAATGGGCACTTAAGTGGATCGAATCACCAAGTTTTGCGGAAAGACTAATTGCGTTCGCTGCTGTTGAAGGTATTTTCTTTTCGGGATCATTCTGTTCAATCTTTTGGTTAAAGAAAAGAGGATTAATGCCGGGACTTACATTCTCTAATGAGTTGATTTCAAGAGATGAAGGACTACACTGTGACTTCGCGTGCCACCTTTATAATAGTCATATTCAAAATAAACTTTCAAACGATAGAATTAAAGAGATTATTCTTTCTGCACTTGAGATCGAGAAAGAGTTCATCCTCGAAGCACTACCTGTTAGACTGATTGGTATGAATTCAGATCTAATGTCTCAATATTTAGAGTTTGTTACTGATAGGTTATTAGATTCGTTAGGTGTTCCTAAACACTTCAATTCTGAAAACCCATTTGACTTTATGCAAAACATTGCACTTCAAGGTAAAACCAACTTCTTTGAAAAAAGAGTTGCGGAATACCAAAAAGCGGGAGTGAATAACGACACCGAAGAAGATCTTGATTCTGCGTTCGGAGACATGGACTTTTAATACGAATACAGATGAAGGTAAAAAAGAGAGACGGATCGTTAGAAGAAATGAGATATGATAAAATCACAAGGAGAATATCCGCCTTGTGTTCAGATCTCAACATTGACTACGTTGACCCAACATATATCACCTTAAAAGTCACACAAGGGATTTATGATGAAATTTCAACTACTGAATTAGATCAATTGGCGGCAGAGACCGCCGCATCAATGACAACCACTCACCCTGACTATGCAAAATTAGCGGGGAGATTGGCAGTCACTAACTTACATAAGACAACACCAAAGAAGTTTTCTCAATCTATTAAAGAACTTTACTCGTTTATTGAACCAAGAACAGGTAAAGAATCTTCTTTAATTTCTGATGAACTGTACGACTTTGTTAAGGCGAACAGAGCGGCGATTGATGGTGCAATTGTACAGGAGAGGGATTTTGATTTCGATTATTTCGGATTTAAAACTCTTGAGAGATCATACCTTTTAAGGATTTCTAACAGGATTGTGGAAAGACCTCAATACATGTATATGAGAGTTGCATTGGGTATATGTAATGGAGACCTTGAAATGGGACTACGTATTTATGATGACTTATCTCAACACTTCTATACACATGCAACACCGACATTATTTAATGCGGGTACAAGAAGACCACAGATGTCGTCATGTTTCTTAATTGGAAATAAAGGTGATGATATTAATGGTTTATTCGATACTGTTAAAGATGTTGCGAATATTTCAAAATGGGCGGGAGGTATTGGACTTCACGTACATGATGTTAGGGCGAAGGGTTCTTATATTAAAGGTACAGGTGGTGAGTCAGACGGTCTTATCCCTATGATGAAAACATACAACGAAGTGGCACGATGGATCAATCAGGGTGGTAAGAGAAAAGGTTCTTTTGCTATCTATTTGGAACCATGGCACGCAGATGTATTTGAATTTATTGAATTAAGAAAGAATCACGGTAAGGAAGAAATGAGAGCAAGAGATTTATTCCTTGCAATGTGGACACCTGACCTGTTTATGGAGAGAGTTAAAAATGATGAGGATTGGACTTTATTCTCACCTGATGAAGCACCGGGTCTTTCTGATGTTTTTGATTCACCGAAATCCAAAGACTTCACTAAACTTTATACACAGTACGAAAAAGAAGGAAAAGGAAGAAGATCGGTTAAGGCGAGAAAATTAATGGATGCCATCCTAACCGCACAGATTGAAACAGGTACTCCATACATGTTGTATAAAGATTCTGCGAATGCTAAATCTAACCAACAAAACTTAGGTACTATTAAATCATCAAACCTTTGTACTGAAATTATTGAATACAGTTCACCAACAGAACAGGCGGTATGTAACCTTGCATCTATTGCATTACCTAAGTATATTGTCGATGGTGAATTCAATCACCAACTATTATATGAATATGTCTATCAGGTTGTTAGAAACTTAAATAACGTAATTGATTTAAACTTCTACCCAACTGAAGAGACTAAACGTTCCAATTTTAGACATAGACCTGTTGGTCTTGGTATTCAGGGGTTAGCGGATGTATTCTGTAAATTAAGATTACCATTTGAAAGTGAGGTCGCGGATGATTTACAAACCGAAATATTTGAAACCATTTATTTCGCGGCGATGACATCATCTAAAGACCTATCTAAGGAAGTAGGACCATATGAGAGTATCTCAGGATCACCAATAGAAAAAGGTGTGTTCCAATACCAAATGTGGGGATTAAAAGATGGTGATTTATCAGGAAGATGGGATTGGAAATCATTGAGAAAAGAAGTGGTTAAATTCGGTGTGAGAAATTCATTACTGTTTGCACCAATGCCAACAGCATCAACCGCACAAATTCTTGGTAATAATGAAGCGTTTGAACCATTTACCTCTAACCTATATTCGAGAAGAACTTTGGGTGGTGAGTTTATTGTGATAAATAAACACCTTGTTAAAGAACTTATGGATTCAGGTTTATGGAATGATGAGATTAAAGATAAATTGATTTTAGAGAATGGGTCGGTACAGAATATCCCCGAGATCCCAACCGAAATAAAGGAAATTTATAAGACTGTTTGGGAGATGTCACAGAAACGATTATTAAACATGGCGGCGAGAAGATCTGTGTTTATTGACCAATCACAATCTTTAAACTTGTTCATTAGTAATGCAACTAAAGCGAAACTATTGGCAGCACACTTACATGGGTGGTCATTAGGATTGAAAACAGGTATGTATTACTTAAGAACTCGTTCGGCGGTGGATCCACTTAAAGGATTGGGTGTGAATACAAATAAATCACAACCAAAACCTGAGACACAAAAAGAAGTGATATCAGAACAAACTGAGAATCCATCACCAACATCTAATTCATTAATCAGTGATAATAAAGAACTCGAAATGGTTTCACAACCAACTATAAGACCTGATGATTCACCTTTTGAATGTGAAGGTTGTGGTTCATAAGTGATTTTTTGACTCTATTTTTTAAACCCCTCAAGAATGAGGGGTTTTTTATTTATACTCATTTTAACATTGATTATATTTATTAGTATGGCAGTAAAGTATGGAATAGACTTTCCGTTTAGAGAAAGTATTACGGGTGATTATTTAAGTATGACCA